TGGTAATGCAGGGGGCATTGGCAGACCATATGCGGCATCTCCATAAGCCAATTCTCCAGCCAATTGAGGAACAATTTCTTGGTTAGAAACGCTGATCGTTCCATCTGAAGGAATATCTGGAGGCATTGGCAATCCGTACCCTGCATCTCCGTATTCTTCACCGGCATAGAACTCCAGCAAACCCGTATCTGGGTTAGTAGTTCCAGACCCACCGTAGTCCCGCAGTAGTGCTGCTTCGTCTGGGTTGATGTGCGCTAGGATGGTATCGCTGTTCCTGCCTTTACCTTGCAGCAACTTGGCAATCTTGCGGAGATCACCGCCCATACGGGTCATTTTGCGTAGTTCACTCATTTACAACCCCAGCGCGTCACGCAGACGCAGTGATTTTTCATTCCAAACATCCTGGCGTTCGTCACCAGTTCCTTTTCCTTCTATAGCACCAGAAGGTCTATACGCTGCCAAAGCATCTGCCAGAAGTCTAGGTGTCGTAGCACCCGTAATTATAGGCGTTCTAGGACGTCTTTTAGGAGGAACACCCGTAACCGTTGGATATTTTTGTCTAGGTTCTTCTTCTTTCTTAGGCTCTTCTTTAGCAACAGGTTCTTCTGCCGCTGCGGTCGGAGCTGTAGTTTCTGTCGTTACGTCAGTAACCGCAGCAGAAGGCTCTCCAGCGGCAGTAACCGTAACTCTGTCTAGTTTCGCTGTTGGCCTTCCGGTAGATACGTCTGTTACCACCGGCGAAACATTAGATTCTGGTTCCCGTTTTCCAGTAATGGTCACTTGTTCCAGTTCTGCGGAGTTGGGATCTGCCGCTACTGGCGCAGTCTCTTGGGCGATCAGGTCAATAATCTGCTGGTCTGTCGAGGCAGGAGCTGCTGTACGGGTAACGTCCGTCACTACGTCAGAAACAACTGGCTGCTCTCTTTGTCCTTGAACTGTTATTGGATCAAGAGTTACGGCATTAGGGTCCTCTGCCGGAAAAGGAGCAATATCTTGGAAAGGATCAACAATCTGGTCTTGATCAGTAGTCTCTGCACCGCCTAGAGTGTCCTGACCGGCACCACCTGCAACTGTGTCTTGACCCCCTGTTTGTGTGCCGAAAGTAGATGACAGATCCTCTAAAGCATTATTGATGCTTCTTTCTGTCTTTTCTATAGAGTCACCCGCTTTAATACCGGCAATCGCGGCATTAAACAAGTTCTGACCAGAAACCTCTCCAGTCCTCACCGTATCTCTTGCAAGACTACCCAGAGCAGCACTGCCAGTTGCACCTTGCACACCAGCACCAACCCCTGCTGCAAGGGCATTCATCACTACTTGGTTAGCATCTCCACCGGCAATGGCTGTACCGGCAGCAGAGCCAACTACAGCACCGGTAACGCCTCCACCCATCTGCACGTTGATGCCAGATGCAGCAGCACCAGTGGCGGCAGATTGCAATACCTGTTCAAAATTACCACCCATAGCGGCGGTAGTTCCTGCGTTAATTACAGCGGCACCTACAGCCGACTGTACGGCAGCAGAAGCTCCAGTAATGCCCAGCTCTGCAAGGATATTGGCCCCTATCGCAGCAGCACCTCCTGTGGCGGCTATGGCAATAGGCCCGACAGCGGCAACAAGTTGCTTAAAATCAAGCAGTTTGAATGACTGTGCTCTTTTAGGTCTTTCTTCTGGATGAGCTTGATAGTAAGCCTCGATCTTTGCAGATTCTTCGGCCCCATATCCCATTTGTTGAGGGATTAAATTTCCCTCATCATCTAATACCATCCCGCCAGCAGCAGCCATTACGCACCCCCTGCCAGTTTTCCAAGGGCTGCAAGCGTAGCTAGGGTAATGTAATTTGTCTCTTCTGGCAGTTCTTTTTCTGTCAGAATCTCTGCGCCAATCAACTGCTCACGAAGCATTGCATACAGTGATTTATCCTGTATGGCAGCCTGTGCCATCTCTCCCACGGCAGCCATCGTCCTGGGATCAAGCCCATGTTGTTGCATAAACTGCTGTGCAGCAGCCTGTGCCTGTTGCATTTGATCTTCCATCATAGGTTCAGAACCTTAATGATCTGCTCGTGAATGCTCAAATGTACGCCTATCCAATCGTAAAAGTCATTCTCTACGTTCCAGTCTGAGTCTAGCAACTGGAAAGGATTGTCTAACCTTAATTGACTGGCTATCCTCTCATGCTCCTGATTGTGTACAAACAACCAGTCATCTAGGTTACTAGGATCAGCATCAGAGATAGGGTATTGAGGGATAAGAATACCCCTGTCAGCCAAAGTCTCGTAAAACAACTTGTGCTGAACACCATTTTCAAACAAAAACCTTCCCAACCCATCTACATCTCCAAATTCTAATGTAGAAAGGTCGTCCATATTCATGTTAAATGCCCAGCAACTTTTTTACAAACTCACCGGCAACACCTGGACCAAACAAAACTGCGGCAATAACGATATACAACAGCCACTCAATATTACGCATCCGATCTCGACCTCTGTCAAGAGATTCTTGGATAGAAGAATATCTGGAGGCGCAGACTGCTTCGTGCACAGCTAGTTTAGTCTCAGTTGTCTCAGTCATTTTTAGTCTATAACAGGCCAGACAATAGAAAATGGGTCTTCTTGGGTCGTAATATCCCGCAATTCTTGCCGATAAACAGCCCATTTATCTTTGTCAGCAGGAGAATCTGCTAACTGAGTCCAGTCAGATTCGGATAACAGACGGTTACGCTGCTGCCGTATATCCGTCCATTCATTCTTAATCCGTTCTTTCAACTCTTGTTCTGTCTTAGGCTCTACATCAACCGTGCAGCACATTCCCTCATACAGGTGTGGCGTAGCAGGAACCAGTTTCTCAGTAGCATGGTTATAGGGTTTCCACACCGTAATGACGTAGTACCCTTGGTCTGCTATCCAGTCTAGAGTAGGTCCACGGTCACCAAACGAAGTGTTGGGAAACCACTCTGTGTGGTCTTTAATGATCAGGTCTTGATTGGCAAGTAACATTGCTCACCTCGTTGGGAATGCTGCGGTTGGCGTGGTGGTCACGGTTCGTGCATATCCTTTGGTTAATCGAATATCTTGCAAATAACCATTTAATGCACTTCCACCAATTCTGTCTGCGCCGGTATAAAAGGTACTGGTTTGATTAAAATTGTCTGTTACTGCACCGCCACTGGTAGCGTCTGCCGTTCCGTTAAGGTAAACCTTTAGGTTTCCAGTTGCCGTACCAGATCTGACAACAGCAAAATAATACCAAGTGCTTGCAGACAAAGATGTAGCACCAGTTAGGTTTGACGCCGTGTAACTAAATTGAAGTTTGTTAAGAACAGTGACATTTACAGACCATCCTGTTGTTGCCGTTCCTTTACTGACGATTCCATAAATAGCGCCAGTTGCAGACAAATAAAACCAACCTTCAATCGTGAAGTCACCAGAACCTAGTTGTAATCCAGGGCTGTCAATAGCCGTTAACCAATCACCGGTTCCGTCATATTTCATGCTCGTGGGGGGCCACTTAGCAGTAATGGTTGTACTAACCTGAGCATCCCCCACCGTAGTCACATTATTCTGCCAAGCAGCGTCGTAGATTCCGGCGTTGGTAAAGTTGGTGAGGAGGGAGGTGCCGCTTACTGCGGTGACGGGGATGGTTGGAGGTGTGAAGGCGGCGGTGTAGATTGCGGTGCCTTTTACTACACGAATATTTGAAGAATATCCATTTAACGGAACAGTGGCGGTTCTACTAGCAGAAATGTACATTGTGCTAGTTTGGTTAAAATCGTCATTAACCGCGCCTGCGCTTGCAATTTCTTGAACGCCATTAAGATAAATTTTTAAATTTCCAGATGCGCTTCCAGAACGAACTACAGCAATGTGATACCACGCATTTGCCACAAGCGTAGTAGTCGACCCCGTCAAATTTGATGCCGTATAACTAAACTGAATTCTTGCGCCGGTTGTGGTATTTAATGACCATCCTGTAGCCGCAGCACCTTTGCTAATTAAATTATATGCAGTTGAAGTGGCTCCAGAAATGTAAAACCATCCTTCAATTGTAAAATCACCAGTGCTAAGTTGTAGTGCCGCGTTGTCAGCAAGACTTAAATAATCCGTACTCCCATTAAAATACCCACTTCCCCCATACGTTGCTGCCGCGTACGATGCTGCCGGGGAGAAGGGTTGGAAGGCTTGGATTGATGAGGAGCCAAAAACAGTAATTGTTTTTGCTGTTGTTGCAGTGTTGCTATCAATAAAACGATTGCTAGAACACGCCAATAAAGTTTGGTTTGTTGTGCTTGTGCTTAATGGAGTGGTTGACGGAGTAAATGTGCCACTATATTTTGCAGTTCCATTTAATACAGATAAGTTTGAAATATAACCCGTGTAAATAGCCGCACCGTTATTGTATTGTGCAATTACATACCCTCCTGTTGTTCCAGACCTATTTGTTAAAGTAGTGGTTCCAGTAAGAGTTTGTTGAATTCCATTTACATACAAGGAAATTGCGTTTGAATTTACAGAGACAGCAATATGAGTCCATGTATTCAATGATATTGTTGTATTTCCAGTGCAAGTTTTTGCCGCCCCGTCAAACCAAAAAAGTTGTAAATTATTGGTTGATGTTGTGCCAAAAAGAAAATAACCTACCGCAGCCGTTGGATTTGCATCTCCAATGATTATTGGATATGCCCCAACAGCAGTGGCAGTTGGAAAAATCCAACATTCAATTGTAAAAGTTGTTGTAGTTGATGATATTGGCGTGGAACTTATAGTTGCGTAATTTCCACTTGTGCTTGGGAAAAACCCACTCCAATACCCACTAGGCTGATACGGTGTGAAAGAACCCTGCGTGGGTGTGCCGTTGCGGGTGATGGTGAAGTTATTGGTAGATGAGTCTAGGAATGTATTGTTCTGCTGTCCGTTAGTGCTAGTAGTGTTGAGCAGTAGCGGAACATACGGAAAATACGGGTCTGTTGCGGCGGCTGCGGCTGCGGCTTTCCCAGATTTAGATGCGGCAAACATTATGTGTAGTTCTGTCCGATAGTGGTGCCGTACCAGCTTGTTCCGTCAGCAAAGAAAGAATAAATATCCTTCTTGCTTGCCGTGCTGGTGATGGTAGGCGCAGTGCCAGAAGGCCACACAACCGTTGACCAAGTAACCGTCCTGCTACCAGTAGCGTCCTGGGCCAGAATGATCACAAAAGACTTACCTGCTGATGCAGTAGGCATTGTAATTGTTGCATTGCCAGTCAACGTAAGTTTCTGAACCGTACCGTTAGCCAGATCTACCGTGATTGCCGTACTGGTATTGGCTGTATACAGCGTTTCTGTATAGTTGGTGACGGTTGGGTTAGTCAGCGTTGGTGTTATTGAAAATACCAAGTTGGCACTAGTTGTTCCGGTAGCGCCAGCAGCCGTGTAACCCGTGATGTTATTAAACGCAGTAATGCTTGCTGACGTAGAGTTAGTTCCACCGTTAGCCACAGGCAAAGCAGTGCCAGAATAGGCAAGAGTTAAGTTGCCAGATGACGTTACCGGAGATCCAGTAACCGTAAATATAGCTGGTGCAACCAACCCAACACTGGTAACCGTGCCAGAACCACCAGTTGCAGACAGAGTGCCGGTAGAAAAACTTAATCCAGACCCAATCGTTACACTAGAGAAGCCACCGGACCCGTTGCCGTACAGAATAGATGAGCCAGACGTTGCTGGAGCGTAATCAGTACCGCTACTAGCGGCAGAGATGGCAGTGCCGTTACCTTTTAGCAGGCCGGTGACGCTGGTAGACAGAGTAATGGCAGGAGTAGTCGTAGCGTTGGCAACCGTCCCTGCAAGGCCGTTAGCGCTGACTACAGATACCGTAGTAACGGTTCCAGAACCTCCACCACCGGCAGCAGCATTGCTGGTCCAAGTGGTTCCGTTGCTGGTCAGCACGTTACCAGCGGTTCCTGGTGCTACAAAAAGGACAGCCCCGGTGTTGTTACCGAGGATGACGTTGTTAAGCGTGAGGTTTGCCTTTCCAGTTCCACCGTTAGCAACAGAGACCTGACCGCTCAGGCTAATGTCTGGGGTGCTTCCACCGCTAGATGCTAGTGGAGTGGTTGCGGTAACACTAGAAATGTTGCCACCACCTCCTCCTCCCCCACTTGTGGATACTGTCTTTAACATGGTTTACCTCAGAGTCCGTCACCAGGGGTAATGTACAGAGAAGCAGATCCTGCTGCTGTAATTCCTGAAAAATAAGCGTTGGGAACAAACGATAGTATCTCGTCCGTACCCGCTAGAAGGGGGATAGAAGACGCTGTAGTGCTTATTGTAACCGCGTTGGCTATGGCATTAGCACTGCTAGACCCTACACCTAAGAATACGGTCACGCTACCGGCGTTAATGATGCGGTACTGGTTTCCACCTAGCGTAGTCGAGAGTGCTTGTGCAGAAGTAGTAGGAGTGCTGTTAGTAGCGGTAAAGATTACCGTATTACCCATAGGGGTGAATGCTTGAATTCCCATTATTTGGCCTCCAGTTGGGCGATACGGGCAGTAAGAGCGTCATTTGATGCTTTAAGTTCTTGGATTGCTTTTATAAGAGGGGCAATCATGCGGTCATAATGGATGCCAGATACTTTGTCATCTGTGTAGATACACAGTTCTGGTTTTACAAGTTCAACTTCTTCCGCAATAAGACCAAATTGTTGTTCTGACTCAAACTCTTCTAGATACTCACCTTCTTCGTCTTTTTTAAGATAGTTAAAAGTGACTGGATTAAGTTCATATATCCAACTGGCAGTGTCGAGTTGAGAGATATTAGTTTTGCTGGCACGGGTGGAGCTAATACCACCCATCTTGCCAGTTGAATCAATAAACACGTTCCTTGGCGTAGTGACTGTTGTGCTGTACATAGCAGGAACAGTAAGGTTGCCGGAAGTGTCGAGGCGCATTTTTTCAACGCTGTTAATGGTAAAACCCAAAGCGTTGTTGGATGATGTCCCAATAGAACCGAGTCCGGCGTAGTTTTGGATATAAACACTGCGCGTTCCATCAGTAACTAAAAACTGACCATACTCAGCGGTTGTTACGCGAGCACCAGACGTTCCTGCTGTTGTGATATCCAGCTTATAAGAAGGCGAACTCGTCCCAATACCCAGATTTGTTCCATCAAACGTCAACGCACTACCCGTACTGAGAGCACTACCGCTGCTGGCATAGACAACACCGCCAGAGGTGAATGACGTTAGTCCAGTACCGCCGTTAGTAGTTGGCAAAGTTCCAGTAACGCCGGTAGACAACGGCAATGACGTACAACTGGTCAAATTACCAGATGTAGGTGTACCAAGAGCAGGAGTAACTAGCGTTGGGCTGTTAGACAAAACAACAGATCCGGTGCCTGTAGAACTGGTCACGCCCGTCCCGCCAGAAGTAACCGCGAGAGCGTTCCCAAGAGTTAACGTACTAACATTGCCGGTAGTAATGTTTGCGGTAGTTATTACGCCAGACGTAATGTTGGCTGTCGTGACGTTTGCAGTACCGATAACCGCATTTGTAATATTTGCGGTAGTAACGTTTGCCGTAGTAACAGACACGTTTGTCAGCGTGACATTGCCGCTGCTGATAGTCGTGTTTGCCAAGGTAATGTTGTTGAGCGTGGTGATCGTATTGCCTAACTGGACAGACGTATTGCCAATCGTGATTGGCGTAGCAAAGTTGGCATCTAGTTGTGCCAGCGGTATAGACCCACTCTGCGTAGAAAAGGTATACGTTACAGCCATTTTAGAATCTCACTCTCAATTCATGTTCAAATTCAAACGTGCTGACAATAAACGCTGCGTTAGAACTGGTTATTGTCAACCCCAAATATTTACCGTACTGCTGCGCGTCTGACTTGTACAAAGCATAACTATTAGAAGGCGTCCAGTTAACAACATTATTGCTGTTGTTAGTCCAAGTCACCGCAGATAAGAAATTATTAAGCCAGGTTATGAACGTAGTCAGCGTATATGACTGCGCCGTACCCGTAGAAGTCTCATTATCTACGCTAACCGTAAGCGTAGTATAGTCTGACAAGGTGGCTTCTATGCCAAACTTCAATGCTTGCTTTGTTCTTATGGCATCTCCCATAGGCATCAAAGCAGTCTTGATCTTACTCGATACCTGCGCCGTGCTGTTGGCATACAGACGGTACAGATTCTTTCCGTCTACGCCGTACAGTCGGATTAAACCGGCTGAAGGGACGGAAGTGATGTAATCTAACTCCCCTTGGGAGGTCATGAA